AGAACAAAATCCGTATAAAATAGCCGATGCTATAAAAGCGTTGAGAAATGAAAAGATAAAATATCGGAAAGAGAATTTAGGTATAATAACCGAGAGTTTTTCAAATAGAGAAAAGGAGCATTACGAAACTATTTTAGATTGTGAGTAACGTTGGTAAGGTTGCAGCTACGGTCTGGAAAACCTCCTATAATTTATTCCCCTTGAGCGCCTGGGGTTATAGGCGCTTTTATTTTGCAAAATTATTGAGATGATACGGACTGATTAACCGTATAGGGCTTGGGGTGGGTAAAATCAAACGAAAGAGGGTGAGCGCATGGTAAGCGAAATATGCGATATATGTTATATCAAAGGCTGTGAAGTACCATGCGCGGCCTATAAGGAACTATATAGCATATGGAGAGAGCAAAATAACAAGGATAAAACACAAAGAATAAGGAATTTAAAAAGACGGCTTGGCATAGCGGAAGCAGAAACGAGCAATGAGCTGAGATTATTGGCAAATAGAATTATTAAACACTTTCCGGAACTGTATTTTATCAAGGAATACGACATCAAAATTGGCTATGTAAAGAGCTATGAGAAGAAGCAGGGAGAAAAGATTACATATGCTGATTGCAGAAAAGTAACGGATATCTACAAGGCTTATTTACCCTATGATTTCTTAATCACGTTCTATGAGCGGAATACGGGGTTCTTAAACGAGAATCAATTAAAAGTATTAATGTACCATGAGTTGAGGCATATTGGTATCGGAGAAAAGGGTTTGAAGATAGTACCGCATGATATAGAGGATTTCAGCGACATTCTAACAAAGTATGGGCTTGATTGGAATTTGATAGATAAAGAGCTTCCGGATATATTAGGCGGTGGTTGATTTGGATAAACAAAAGTCAACAAAATACAAACCTACGGAAAAAGAAAAAATCCTATTAGAAATATTGATAAATCCCGATTATCGAATGAAGTCCATAACCGATATTTGTAAAGCTGCAAAATGCACAAGAAATATCTATTATACAGCCTTTGCTAAGCCTGAGTTTGTTGAGATTTACAAAGAGCTTTCTGAGAGTATTGTAAAGCAATCCATAGCTCCTGTTATTAATGCTTTTGTCCGAGAGGCTAAGAGAGGGAGTTTTAATCATGGGAAGGTACTCTTGGAAATGGCAGGACTATATAACAAGAAGGATGATGATGATACCAAGACAATCAACTTAATTCATTCAATTCCTCGGCCTCCGAAAGAGGAGGATGAGGAGTAAATGGATATTAATATAGATTACATTCCGACTGAGAAACAAGCAATGTATCACGCATCCACAGCTGACGAACTTTTGTATGGTGGAGCTGCAGGAGGGGGCAAGAGTAAAGCTACTGTCATGGAGGCCTTTATTGATGGCATGGAGAATCCAGGCATACATTCTTATTTGTTCAGGAATACATATAAAGAGCTTGAGGATACACTCATCAAAGAAGCAAAGCTATCAATACCAAAAGAGCTTGGCAGATATGTCGGTTCATCACATAATTATAATTTAGCAAGCGGTTCTGTATTGCATTTCAGATATTGCAGGAATATGTCAGATGCCTACACTTATCAAGGTGCGGAAATGAATAGGTTGTTTATCGATGAGCTTACAAAGTTTTTAAAGGAAATAGTTGACTACCTCACTACGAGGGTAAGAGCGCCTAAGATATTAAAGGTTAAGCCTTTTAAAAGATATACTGCGAATCCTGGCGGTGTCGGTCATGGTTGGGTTAAGTCATTATTCATAGATGCCTTGGAGCCGTATAAGATACAGAAATTCGAAACATACTCAAGAACGCTGAAAAGAAATACAATCGTTACAAGACAATATATTCCGGCATTGGTTACGGACAATCCTCACTTGACAGAAGATTACATCATACAGCTTGAAAGCTTGCCGGAAGCACTACAGAAGGCGTTACTTGAAGGTAATTGGGATATGTTTGAGGGGCAGGTATTTACAGAATGGGTAAACGACCCTAACAATTATCAAACACGGCAGAAGACTCATGTCATAGACCCTTTTGTCATCCCTTCCGATTGGAAAAGATACAGGAGCTTTGACTGGGGCTACTCAAGACCTTTTTCAGTTGGTTATTGGGCGGAAGACCCTTCCGGCAGACTATATAGGTATCATGAAATGTATGGCACTGAAAAAGACCCTGTTACAAGGATTACAAAGGAGCCGAACAAAGGACTTTATATGAGTGTTGACAAGGTTGCAGACTTAGTAAAAGCTTATGAGGATAAATATGAAAAAGGAAATAAGATAATAGGCTATGCAGACCCTTCAATATTCGCTGACAATGGGATGCCGGATGGAAGTATTGCAAGGATATTTGAAAGAAGGGGTATCTTTTGGCAGCCTGCTGATAATCAACGTATCGCAGGTAAAATGCAGATACATTACAGATTAGCGTTTGATGCAGACGGATTACCGATGTTGTATGTATTTTCGAATTGTAAGGACTTTATAAGGACTATGCCGAACTTGGTATATGATTTGAAAGACGTTGAGGATATTGACACGGATACAGAAGACCATATCTACGATGAAACAAGATATTTATGCATGGCAAGACCGATTAAAGCAAGGAAAAACATGATGCCTAAAAAGATATGGACACCACAGGATGACCCGTTGAATATGATTGAAAGACCGATTATAACCACGCCTTATGACAGTTTGGGGCGTGTTTTTAATAATATTAAAATTTAGGGAGGAAGAAATGAAAGAATTAAGCACTATTCAAAAAAGAGAGAAACTAAATGACGTTTATGTAGTAGACGAAAAAGGGAACGGTGGAGCCAACCATGTGTATGAAATTTACAATCGCCCAAGTGATAATATAAAGCATTCACTTTGTAAAATTCAATTCCAAAACGGTGCAAGAAAAGAAGAAAATTCAACACATGGAGTTTTAGACACTGATTTATTAGAAATAGTAAGAGATAGACTAAAAGCATTTCAAGAAGGACCTTTTTCATCAAGGGAAAATGCTTGTGCTTTAACTCATATTGAAGAAGCATTAATGTGGATGAATAGACGTGTTGAAGACAGGATTGAACGAAATGTCTTAGGGAGGAATGAGAAATAATGAAATATAGAAAAAAACCTGTTGTTATTGAAGCGGTACAATTTTTTGATAATACTGATTGTTTAAGCGAATTATCGGACTTTATGGGAGAAATAAGAGTTTATTATGTTTTTTCAAGTAAGCCAACAATAAAAATTGAAACTCTTGAAGGAACTATGTACGCAAGTGAAGAAGATTACATAATCAAAGGTGTAAATGGTGAATTTTATCCATGCAAACCGGATATATTCCATAAAACCTATGAAGCGGTATTGTGATGCTTAGAAAATTACTACGATTGTTATGCAGACATAATTACAGATACATAGGCTACAAGTTCCTGCGGTATAAAGGGAATACACCCGTTGTAGATGCAGTATACCGATGTAATAAGTGCGGAAACATTAAGAAAGTTAAAGTGATAGGAAAGCTATGAAATTTTACCATAGAAGCAATAAAGAAAATATAGAAAATATTCTTAAAAATGGATTATTAAAAGATAAAGCGACATCTTTGAAATGTATATATCTTTCAATTATTCCTAATACAGATTTTGGAGAGGCGTTATTTGAGATTAATACAGATAAAAAATGTTATGAATTATCAGAATGGGAGCATATATGTTTCGATGACATATCACCATCTGAAATAACATTTTTAGAAAGTAAAAGTTAAGCATGGAAGAAGGTGAAATATGTCTGAAATTATAAAACCTACAGATGAATCGGCTTTACATAAGATTAAAGATATTGATGTTACGAAATATATCGATGCCTTCACAGAGTACAGAGCAGCAAGAGAAGCTTTCGATATGAGAATAATAGAGAAGGAAAATTGGTATAGACAAGAGTATTGGCAGTATTTAATCGATAACATTGAAGGCGATGAGCCTACTTCCGGTACTTTACTCAATGCAATACTGAATAAACATGCTGATTTGATGGACAATCAGCCTGCTGCGGTATTCTTGGCAAGAGAGCAAAATGACGAGGCGGAAGCTGAAAGACTGACTAAGGTTGTCCCTGTTATAATGCAAAATGCTAATTGGGATGATGTTTATGATAAGTATTGTATGTATAAAATCAAGCAAGGGATTGGATGTTTGTCCGTAACCTGGGATGATACGCTTGAGAATGGGCTTGGTGATATAGTAATCAATTACCTGGACATTCTGAGGATTTATTGGGAACCGAATTGTACTAATATTCAAGATAGCAGATATGTGTTTGTAACTTCTTTAATCGATACTGATATCCTTAAAGAGCAATATCCCGATAAACTAACCGAAAGTGCTGAAACATACGGCGGTCAAGATGCAGTTCAGATAAAAACTTACGAAGGGCAAGACCAAACAATATTAGCAAACAAAACACTCGTTATAGATTGCTATGAAAGGACTATTGCAGAGGATGGCAGGCAAATAGTACATCTTACTAAGATGGCAAATGATGTAGTGCTTGAATCATCGATTACAAATACGGAAACAGCGCAAACAGGGATATATGCTCATGGCAGGTATCCTTTTATTATCGACCAATACATAAGCCTTGAAGGCACTCTCGAAGGCATGGGATTGATTGATGTGAATAAAAATAATCAAGGGTACGTTGATAAACTCGATACTTTGTCACTTAACAATGCGATTGTTGCATCTAAGCAAAGATGGCTGACTAAGGAGGATGGCGGAGTAAATCCTGATGATATAACTGATTTATCTAAGGATGTAATTGTAAGCTCCACTGTAGTTGATGAAAGTGCTATAAGACCAATTCAAGCTCAAGCATTACCGGATATAGTCACAAAGATAAGGCAGGATAAAATCCTTGAAATGAAGGAGCTATCCGGTAACAGAGATTTTAACCAGGGTGGCACTACGGGAGGAGTAACAGCCTTTGGGGCTATTGCAGCATTGCAAGAAGCAGGCAACAAAACTACAAGAGACTTAGTTAAATCCAATTACAGGAGTTTTAAGAAGCTTGTCACATTGGTTGTTGAGCTTGTAAGAGAATTCTATTCAGACGATAGGCAATTTAGAATTATAGGTGAGGACAACAATCCTGAGTATATTACTTTTAACAATCAAAATATGATAAATCAGATTACCAATATGGATGAGGCATATTTGCTCGATGCAGAAGGAAATCAAATACCTAATCCGGAATGGGAGCCTGAATATAGAAAACCTGTCTATGACATAGAAATAATAGCTCAGAAGGAAAATCCTTTTAACACTATCAGTCATAATCAAATGATGTTGGAGTTATTCCAAATGGGTGTATTTAGTCCGGAGGCTGCTATTCCTGCTACATTGTTATTAGACAACATGATTTTCGATGGCAAGGAAAAATTACTGCTAAAGGTAAAGGAAAACGGGGAGATGTACAATCAAATGCTTCAAATGCAACAACAGATGATGCAAATGAGTGAAGCTCTACAAATGCAACAAGGACAAATGCAGGAGCAGAGTGCATACATTGAGCAACTTAAAGGCAATATTGACGGGTTAGTCAATAATCCTATTCGTTAATTTCGCTGTATTACAGCGCTTAAAAATAAAAAAATAAATATTTCGTGCAAAGCACGCAGGAGGATATAATGATATTCGAAAAATTAAAGTTACAATTATTCGCCGCAAGTGATGAAGAAATAGATGTTCCTGTAGACGGTGAGCAGGATGATGATGTTGATGACGTTGACGTTGATGATGAAGCCGAGGATGATGAGATGGATGACGATATCGATGAGTTTGATGACGATGAAAGTGAGGAAGATACGGAGGACGGTGAAGAGGAATCCGAAGATGAAGAGGAAACAGAGGAAGATGATAAGCCGTTTATGGTATTCAAGTCAAAAGACGAACATCAAGCCTATATGGATAATGTAATCGGGAAAAGACTCGGAGAGCAAAGAAAGAAAAATGAAGAATACGACAACTTGCTACATACCTTTGAGCAATATTTCGATGTGGAAGGCGTTGAAGGACTAAAGAAAAAGTCTGAGGAGCTTTTAGAGGATATTGCTTACCAAAGAGGTACGACAAAAGAAAAACTGCTACAACAGCAGAGAGAGCAACAAGAATTAAGAAATTTTAGAGCCATGCAGGAGCAACAAAGACAGCAGGCTTTTTTAAATGCTTTTAATGCTGACTGTGAGAAGCTTACAAAGGTTAATCCTGAGCTTTACGGGGACATAAAACCCGAAGAGCTTATGCAGAATAAAAGCTTTCTGCAAATGTTAGGCTCCGGAGTGCCTTTCAAGCAAGCTTACGATGCGCTACATGTTGATGAGCTTATTAAGAAACAGACTACAAAAGCGAAAAAAAATGTAATCGACAATGTGAAAGCAAAAGGCACGAGAATTTCTGAAAATGCAACAAAGAGAACAAAGGCCGCTTCAATCAAAATAGACCCTTCCAAGATGACAGATGAACAACTTGCCGATTTAGAGGAAAGGGCTGCAAGAGGGGAGCGAATTACATTTTAAATAACGAAAGAGAGGATAATGTATGTATTTGATATTACTTTTAATATTAGCAGTTATGATGTTTATGCTATCAAAAACAAACATCGGGAAAAGAGTGATTAATCTCACAATGGTGTTGGCAATGGGAGCAAATACTAACACAAACGTATCAACTCAAACGGGTACAGGACAAGATTTATCGCCTGAGATGAAAACCTACTACAATAAAAATCTTATAAGATATGCAAAACCTCTATTGGTGCATAATCAATTTGGACAAAAGAAACCTATTCCGAAGAGGGGTGGAAAATCACAGGAATGGAGAAGAAGAGACCCTCTTCCTAAAGCTTTAACTCCTTTAACAGAAGGTGTAACTCCTGACGGAAGAAAAATTGAGGTTAAGGCAATGACTGCTCCTGTTCATCAGTTCGGAGATTACATTACTACTTCTGACGTATTGGAGCTTACTGC